CCTTCTACTCCATGATTCAACACCTCATCTTCAAGGTGCTCCATGTGGAGATTCTTTTGTTCAGTTAAGAATGAAGTAAATGCAAACATTAGACAAAATACGGGTTAGATACTGATGTTACTTCTGGTTGCCATCCAAAAATTCTTTTAATCCACACAAAACCTTTCGCTAGCAGTGCAATGATTTTACTAACAACTTTATTCCAAAGAATTTCTAGTACTTTTAGTGCTTTTTCTTTTACCCAATCAACAGCATCAGATGCTTTATCTTTTATCTTACTCCACCACCCTTCAGATAAATATATTCTATCTTCTCCTATTTCATCCCATGCTTCTGAAATAATTTGTTTCATCGTTAATGTAGGTTCGTATTCATCTTTAACAATAGCTCGTAATGAAAGTGCGCCTTTACCACTTGCTGATTTAATTCCAACCGACCAAGTTACTTTAGAAGCATACGTATCAACTATTGAGTCATCGATTTTATTAATATGGCTTTTGCCAGAAGGAGAAAATACCATTAAATAATTTGATTTGGGTTCAGAATCAGAAAATTTCATATTTCCTGTCATAGCTTCTTCTACAGCATATTTTTTTACCAATGGATGATTTTCCATTATTTGTCGAACATGCTCTTGTATTCTTTCACCACCTTGAATTGTGCTCCATACCGCCGTTTCTACATCATTTAGAAGATTTTTCTGCTGCTCTCCACTTGCTTTTACTTTCGATCTAACATCTGAAGCGCCCCCTGCAACATCTTGTGACTTTGCAAAAGTAGTTTTTAAATCTGTTAACATAGGCCCCATAGAAGTTTCTAATCCGGCCAATAAATCTCCACTTCGTTCTGACATAGCTTTATTATATGCTGCAGTTATAACACCAATTGTATCACCTTTATATCCACTCATTAATTGAGAACCACCAGATTGTTTCAATGAAATATTCCAATCACCAGCTTTCATATCCGTTTTAGGAGTCATACTCTTAGGATTCATTTTTATATCCGCCTCTTTAAAAGTATTTGACCAGAGAGTTGATGGCGATCCTGTTTTTCTACCATAATGTATCATTGTTTTATTGGGTATCTTTTTAGCTAATGAGTCTAAAATATCTTTCCCCAAGCCTACATTTACTTTAGCTACAATTTTCTGTTTGACAGGTAATTTAATTTCTCCAGCTGTTGCGGCTTGATCAATAGTAGTTTGTGGCGCAAGTGATTTATTATGGGCAATTGTAATAACCTCTTCCCAATCTGCGGCATACATTTTACCGCCACCTTTGGAATTTCCTACATTAAATGCACCTCTAAATGCAGATTTAGTGCCCCAAACTTGTATAATTGTACCCCTATCATCTTCTAATGTAACAGCCACATTACTTTTCTTTTGAACTCCAACAATGTGTTTATTTGAAGTTGGGGTATCATCAGATTTTTTAAATGTTGTTCCAGGAGCATAATTGAGAGTTCCTAATGCTGTATGAACGGCATTTGGTTTGTTTACATTTAATGTAAATTCACTAGAACGTGGGTATTTCGGATCAAATATACTCGCTTCACTAATATAACTCTGAAATGTCTTCATCAATTTCTCCTAATTAGAATAGAGTTTACTGATATATTTATAATAACTAACTATCTTAAGCCGGCTCTGGATCGGGAAATGGTGGTAATTCACCTTCATATCTCTTTTTTAGAACTTCGTGCGTAAAAACATCTCCACTAAGTTCATGCCATCCTTCACAGGTATTTTCATCTACTATAGCACAATAAACAGACCCAGCCGGGTCTTCCATAACGTAGATCATTTCTCTGTCAAAAATATCACTTTTGTCCGTAAGAAATAGGACATGAATCATCGTTCCCTTTTCGGGGTTGATGTAATAGCAATCAGGTTCGAATGCCTTGAGGGTGGGAACAGATAGGCTTTTATAATATTCTTTCCTATCTTCTTTTCTTTGTTTTTTATATTCTTCTAAGTCGATTACGTTTTCATTCTCCAAACTTAAACTCCCCAAAATCTTTTTTAGCCTTTTTAGAGGGTGTATCGAATACAGGAGTATCTTGTTTTTCTTCTTTGCCAGTATCGACTAATCCAGACTGTGATTCTTCTCCCAAATCGGAAAGTCTCATTTTTGCTCTATCTACTCCTACTAAAAATTTCTTATTTGAAGTAGGATCGCTGTATCGATTCTTTAACTGTTTGATTAACATTTGCCCAGCTTCTTCTAAATTTTCATTAGTAATAAGTGCAAACATAAAATCTGCTGTTGCAGGAAGTCCAAAACTTTCACTTGTATCTTCAAGACCAACATCTGTATTTTGAAACCCTGCCCTATTCGTTTGAGTAGCCGACAATATAGGAACATCATTCTCTACTGCTAATCCTCTAAGTTCTTCTGCTATCGATTTAATATAACTGTAAGAATTTACATATTGTCCGGGTCGAATTCTTGCAGAAGAACATATATTAATATAATCAACAAGAATTAAGTCTGGTTTAAAATTTCTCTTGAGATTCAGTTCATTCAATAAGGCTCTAAAATGGTTTGTACTGGCGGCAGCCGTAGGATATTCTTTAATAATCAATCTACCTTTAACTGTATCCTTGAGATCATCTATTTTCTTTTCATACATCTTTTTCGGTAAACTTACTAAATCATCTAATTTAATATTCAACAAATTCGCATCTATTCTTTCTGCAATCCGTTCTTCTGACATTTCTAATGTAATGTACAAAACATTATTTCCCTGTGATAGGGCACTAGAACTAACATGACACATAAACAAGGATTTACCAACACCTGTTCCTGCAAGAGCAATATTTAAAGTCTTAGAAGATAAACCACCTTGTGTTATCCTGTTGAAGTAATCGAGGTCAAAGGGTATTTTCTTTTCAATCCTGTGATAAAATGCATAACGATCATCAGAGTCCAGAAGGTAATCATGGCCGACATGAGGATCAAAAGAAACAGAAAGAGCATCGGTAAGCAACTCAGGAATAGCACCTTTGTCAGACTTAGATTTTTCGGGTTCATCCAATATTTTAATTGAACTGACAACGGCGTTGTATATTGCCTTGTCTTGACAGAATTTTTCTGTTGTTTCCAATAACCATGAAAGATCCGATTTCTCATTGTTTTGTCCTTCTAGATGAGTTAATAATTCTGTTACATTTTCAAATTCTTCATCCTTTAGTGGTGTACCATCTAATTCAATAACCAATGCCTCTTTAGTAGGTAAATTATTGTATTTATTAATAAAAGAATTTATTTGTTCATACAGTAACTTATCTGTATGTTCCATAAAATATTCTTTGTTAAGAAAAGGTAAAACTTTTCTAGAATATTCTTCATTATGTATCAGATTTTTCAGTATTAATGTCTCTATCCGCTGCTGCATGTTTGTCCATTTGTGTTTGTATAATTTCTATTACCCATTCGCCTAAATTTTTTTCAAATTCTTTACCTTCTTCATTAGTAATTTCATGCCTTATATCATGTGGAGGCACTTCAATTTCATATTCATATTGACAAGCTATATCATCGCCTGTTAACTCTTGTTCTACTAATTTAAATGTTGTATATCTGACTACTGCGCCATCAAATGGCGAATCATCTCGTATTTCTATACATAATGATTTATCTTTTGGATCATTTGGATTTGTACATACTTTGTATAGATCATTCATCGGCCACCTCTACTTCATCAAATCCACCATATAAAAATACCGTCTTTGCATGGGCATTTAACTTATCAAGAATTTCTGATGTAAAATATTTTTCGGGATCATTTAAAATTGCTTTACCAAAGACTTTAGAACCATCTGGCATTTCATATCTTGTAGATACTTTGGTAAAGATTCCGGCGTCTTCTGCCAATTCTATGAGCCCGTAATATCTATTCAAACCCTGATCATATCGTAAGAGAACATCAACTTTTTTGTTCTCCTTAGTCAACCTAGATTTGAAATTTTTACAATGAATTACATTTCCTACAACATCAGTTCCTTCTTTTTCTTTTCTCTTGGAAAGAAATATAATAGTTGAGGCGGCATATTGTAAACCACTACCACCACCCATTACATCAGTTGGAAACATTGTACCCATCTGTTTGTATGTATGATTGGTCACTAAAAGTGGAATACCTGCTTTACCCAGTTTCAATGTCAAGACTCTGAAAGCACCTTTGACTAATTGTGCTCTTGTCATGTCTTTGGTTTCTTTACCATCTGAAATATCTGTTACTTCTTTAGTAGTAGATAACATGCCAAGAGAATCTAAACACATCAACAATGGACGCTCTTCTTGTCCTTCTGAATGGCTTTCAACCACTTTTAATGCCTGATGTGTAAATTCTTGAATCGTAGTAACAGGGAGAATTATCATCCGTTCAGGATCAATTCCCCTATCTATAATCATCTGCTTAGTGAGAGCAGATTCAGACTCAAAATACAGAACACCACCGCTAGGATTATCTGCAAGAAACTGTTTGACAATACCCAAGACAAAAAAGGTTTTTCCAGTTGCAGTTTCTCCTGCCAAAGCTGTAATTTTATTAGAAGGGATTCCTCCATAAATATCTCCTGAAATTAATGCATTAAGAATATAACTACCCGTATCTACATATGTAGATACATCACCCGCTTCGATTCCATCCGAAACTTTTGACCCATATTCATTACCTGTCGCCTTTAATAAATTATCAAAATATTCATTCACCTTTACCTCTTTTAATAAGTTCTTGTTTAATTAACTGTATTTCTACATTCAAATCTGAACGTTCAGAATACGTTTCAGCAAAACGATCTCTTTGAAAAATATAATCATCGAGTAGATGTTGTAATTCCTCATCAACCCAGCTGCCATAATCACGATCTTTTGTAGTCATCTTTTATTTCTAGGATATGATATCCTTCTTCTCTCACCTTTTCTGCAAATTTACTTGCTTCTTTTTGAGTATTAAAAGTCATAATGGACATTGACTCTGGAATAATATCTACAGAATGAGTTAAATTTTTGAATACCGCAGAATTTAGTTCTTCTGCTCTTTGTTGTTTGTATGTCTTTTTTGCATACCTTACTATTATACTTCCTGCCATATACTACCTCTATTATACACTAAATAAAGAAATTGTCAAGACTTGAACGGCGTTCAGATTCCCAACCAATTACATCTAATACACCTTTCAATGGCTCTACGAACGCTTTTTCAAATTGTGTATCATAATCTATATATTTTTCCAACTCTAATTCTTTAGGTAAACTATTTAATATAGAAATTACTTTGTCACCTGCCGGATTTGGATCTTTAAGATAAGCAAATTTAATTTTCTCACCTTCTTGTATAACTGGATACTTTTTCGTTAATTTCTTGGATCTGAGCATGTGATTATAAATTAAAGAACCCTTTACGTGAATTGGAGTGCCTTTCTTATAAACAGCGGCGGGGTCTTTATATTTTTTAAGTCCATTAACAGACCGAGGAAATGCTATCTTTTCCATATCTAAACTAAAAAACTCTTCTTTAAAAGTTTCAATATAACTAATCACATCATCTTCTGTGCCTGAAATAATAATATTGAAAATAGCCTTCAATGATTCTCTACATGCTTGTGGTGTAGAACTTTTAATTGCTTCAATACCGACAATCTTTAATTTCGGTTCTTCATATCGAACTCCCTCAGAATCATGAACATTCAAAATATAATGTTTCTTCGCTGTCCAAATACCCGTATCAGCAATGACTTCACGTTTCATGACCATCTTTTGTTGATAGGCATTTACATATTCAGCTAATTCTTCATAAGCTTTTTCAATTACTCCTTCAATTCTACCACAGGCTTTGTCTAAGAAGTTAATAATTTTTTCATTATCAGTAAGACCAATTTTAGAAACAAGATCACCAAGACAAACATATAAAGAATCAGTATCCATGGCAACAATATAATCCTTATTCACAGTAGATAATGTAGTGTTTAAGTAATTATTCACAGCATTTTCTGCCCATTGAACGGATAATTGACCAGCAACAGAAACGGCTTCAGCATTTCGTTCATCATAATAACGAAACCATTGATTCCCCATTGCGCCGTATGCAGAGTTAAGTGCGATCTTTAGATTCTGTTGATAATTATAATATTGTGATAATTTATTAGGATCGGCGTTTCTTCCTTTTTTCTGTTCTGTTAACATCAACTGCTTGTATTTAACTCTATCAGTATACATGCTTTCCATTAATTTAGGAAGAAACCCCTGTTTATCTCTTCGATAAACTGACCCATTCGGTGTAACTGTTATGTCTTTCTCTTTCCACGTACTTGTATCAAATTCCCTATTTACAAGACCATCTACACCAATGTCATCTTTCCATGATCCTAGAATAGTTTCTGGGGAAATGTTGTACTGCATGATCAAATGTGGATATAGACTATTCAAGTCAAAACTCACAATCCATTTATGTCTGCCTTTTTGGGGTACTTTTACATAAGCACCTTCATAGGCATCACCTTTGCGTTCTTTTCTTTTTTGAGGAATTACAACTTTTTCTCTCAAAAGATGATTATAGATAATACAATCCCACATTCTTGTCTGTGCAAATACATCTGTATAATTACACTTTGACAAATATGCCAGAGAAATAATCATCTCTAAAAGTTTCATCTTCTTTTCAAGGCGGTCAACTAATAGCACATCTTGAATATTGTATTCAATGAATTTTTGATAATCTGTTCTGTATAATTCGTGAAGTGTCGATACTTCAGAATAATCTAATTTATTTTCTTCTAATTCAACATAAGCAATATGATCTAAACGATAAGACTCTTGATTAGTATAAGTGAATTTCTTATAGGCATCCATGTAATCAATTTCAGACACACCATATATTTCATAAGTCTGAACTTCTCTACCGCCCATACCGAAAATCTTTTGTTCTTTGACAAATCCCCATGGCGAGAGTTTCTTGACCCATGTTTCATTTAAGACATTACGAATTCTATTAATTAGATAAGGTGTATCAAATGTTTTGGTATTCCAACCAGTAATTACATGAGGACAATTCTGTTGCCAGTACATGACAAACTGTTCTAGTAATTGGCGTTCATCTCCACATTTGTTATATGTGATATTCTCTTGACCATTCTTAAATTCAGAACATCCCCAAACTTGAATATCATCACCCATTTTAATTGTAATTGCTGTGACTTCTTCATTGGCATATAGAGGGTCTGGAAACCCATGTTCTGAGCCAACTTCAATATCAATATACAATATCTTTAGATGTTCTAAATTGTAATCGATTGGTTCAGGATAAGTCTCCGCAATAAAAGAATAGTTGTAATTAGTATGGCCGTAGATTTTCATATTATCTACGCCTTCATACTTCTTCATTGCTTCACGGGTTTCTTTGATAGTTCCCCATTGAACGGGGCCTACTGGCTCATCTTCAAGAGTTCGCCAATCAGATTTAGTTGTGGTAGGAATGTATAAGGTAGGTTTGAATTCTTTTTTTTCATCAAAGGGTTGGCCATTTTCAATCCCTCTTTCGAAAATATAATTTCCGAGACATACTACATTAGTATAAAATTTGGACATTTATTTTTTAGGATACCAGTTGGTTCGGGTTTGTTTATCATAATCACTATTAATTTCATCTAATCTATTATAACACACTTTTATGTGTTTGTCAACCCATGAACGAGTAGACATAAAGGCACCAACAGTAAATAGAACCTGTAGATAACATTTAATTCCAAATTCTTGTATTTTATTTAGATACGAATCCA